GCTTCTGAATTATAAATAAGTCGAATATCAGTTGAATATTTTGAATGCCATTTTAGAATATCCATAGTGTGAAGTGTTGGTTTTATTAGTGTTTACATACGGTTTTTACATATAGTAGTTAGTAGCTATTTAAATAGAGTTTTGTGTATAACGACATCATTTATCCGAATTGGAAATTTTAAACGTGCTAAAGTGTGATATTTTAAGTTTTCAATTTCACAACACTTTTTTAAGTTTCCGTATGTTTCTATTCTTTCGCCTTGAATAAAAACTATTATTGATTGTCTTTGCATAATTTGAATTTTGATTTTAAAAATGACTCAATATTTTTTTTACTAAAATTTGCTTTTATTGTCCAGCTAAATTCAATACCATCAGTCTCTAAATCTATAAAGTTAATTGTATTGTTTATTTTTTTTGCAACTATTATTTTTTCATCTTCAACTTTATAAAAATAAATACTACGCATTTAGCATAGTATTTATTCTTTCTTTGAAAACCTGAAAGTTTCCAGAACTCATTTTAAAACTTAATTCAGTTAAAACCTCGTTTAAATACTCCATAGCTTCTACGTCATTAGAATATTTAGAAAAAGCAATTGCTTCGTTAGTTAATTCTTTAACTGTTGCTGATGTGTTTACTGATAGTGTCATAATCATAAGTTTTAAAGTTTGCCGTGTAAATCACTTCCTTAACTCTGATACAAATATACAACTTATTTTTGTATAACCTAATAAAATTACAAATATTTTTAAAATAAATGTAAATTAGATAAACAGCTACTAACAACGTGTATAGTAAATGCGGGTTTAAGGCTTAATTTAAAGGTCGGTTTGTGTCAGTAAAATCAGTCTTAAACTGAAACATCAGTCCTTATTTATCCCGCACTTCCCATACACGCAAACGTTAGCGGATATGCCAAGTATCGTTTTCAAAACAGACTTTCGGTTATTCCGTCAATCAAGTTTTTAGCGGTTTTACAATATTCTGCTTCTATTTCAAAACAGATAAAATTTCGTTTTTTTTGTTTACACGCTTGGGCAGTTGAAAAACTTCCCGCAAATGTATCTAATACAATATCCCCTTCCCTACTGCTTTTTTCAATTAAAAAACTAATTAAATTAATTGGCTTTTCGGTTGGATGATTATCGTTTGCGGTTTTAGGACTTTTCAAAACGTTTGCGTGCCTTCCCATATTGAGTTTTTTAGCTCCATTACTGCAAAACAAAACCATTTCGTATTTAGGAGCATAATCACCTAATAAGTCTCCGCTTCCGTGATTGTTCTTTTCCCATATAAGAATGTTTTTTACGTTAAAATACAATCCTACTTTTTGCTTAAAAACATCAATGTTGTGCCACGAGCAAAAAATATAAATATGTGCATCATCTTTACATACACGTTTTAATTCTTTTACCCATTTATCAAGCCAATTAAGGTTATCATCATTTTGAATACTTTTGTGCAATACCTTTCTTCTATTGCTTTGAAAATTCATCCCATAAGGTGGGTCTGTTACAACTAAATCAATACTGCTATCTAAAACATCGACAATAGCATCTTCCCAGTCCTTATTCACTATTTCGTTAAGAAAAGGCACATCCGCTAACACGTGTTTGGAGCAATGCGGGGATTTGTCTTTAATTTGAATATCTTGCATCTTTATTATTATTTGTTATTAATCGAAAAATGGTGCGTTTTTAGCCCGCACTGCACCAAGCACGGGAACGTTATCACTCATTTTGAAGAACGAGTACTTAAAACCAGTTCAGACTTCCGAATTATGCAAATTTCATTCTCAAAAGGTGTTTCAAAGTTCCATCTGTCAAGTGTAAATTTTGATATTCCAATTTCGTGAGTATTACATAAAATCGTCAAATCTCCGTAATAAAAATGCTTTTCGTTTTCGAGTACATTTTTAAATTCAATGTGATAAAGTTTTTTGTTCATCTTCAATTAATTTTGCTTTTGTTTTATAATTTTTCCAATCTAAACAAACTGGATAACTGGGATGTGCTTTTGCATTTATATCATAATGCTTAAATAATTCTTTTCTATGCTCCAGCATCCAAATAAAATATCTCATTTCTTGAATTAAATATTTTACCTTATGTGTTTGATTTGGCAAATTAATTAATTTTCTCCATTTCAAAACATATCTTCTATGCCATTCTTTATAGTAATTATAATCTTCTATCATTGTTCATTATTTTTAAGTGTTCATTGTGAATGAACGTTAGTAAAAATTGAACGAGGTTATATTTCCTCGTTCAATTCATCTGCCTTAGCAAATGCGATGTCTATATTCATAGACTTGAATACCACTTTGGCATCCTTATCACTTTTAGTGATACTTAGCATATCCTGCTCGTCAACAACGTAAGCAGAAGAACCATCGAAAATAACATATTGTACTCCCATAACTCGTGGTGTTTAGAATTTGCCGTGAATATCACTTCCTTAATTCTTTTACAAATATAAGGATTAATATTTGTATAAACCTAATTAAATTACAAATATTATTAATAAAAATTGTAATTAAATAAAAAAACGAGTGATAACAAGCGTTTGGAGCAAGTTGCAAAAACATTTTCTTCCTATTCACGATTGCGGTAGCAACCTGCACCAAGCGCAACCGTTATTCGAAAGGCGCAAACCTTTCGTTGTAATTATACGCAAATATAAACATTATTTTTAATTATTACCAATAACCGCTGTTTTTTTTCTTTTTATTTTCCACTGGTTTCGGCTTGTCTGCAATTTTTTCAACTAAAATAGTGCTTTGAGCTTTTATTTTATCCCAAGTGTCATTTTTGAAGCGGTCAATTCCGATTATGTATGCGGCAGCGCGCGCGTAATTTCGAACGTCTAACGCCTCATTTCTCGCGCCTGATTTTTTTGTCCATTGGTATTCTGCAAATCCTTTTTTATTTACTACCTGAACTTGCTGTTCAGCAGTAAGCATTTTGAAGTAGTGGCGGTCATATTGTGGGAAGTGGCAATAACCTTCGGGGTATTTTTCAATCAGTCCGTTTTCACCTTCAATTTCAGTGGGTTTTAATTTTAGAAATCCGTATAATTCAGATTTTAGCAAACTGGTTCCTAAATACCAGATTTTACGACCTTCTATTTTTTTACCAGCTTTCGAAACATTGTACGCTCTTGGAGGCGACACCATTACGTCCTTGACCGAGTCACGCCCCATGATTGGGATTACTTTTGAATATGAAAACTTCGAAACGAAATCGTAAACCGTTGAGGTTTTATATCCGGCATCCACGCATGTCAGATTTATCGACATCATTGATTCGCCACATTCATATTGCTTTGTAATCTGACTAGATAATTTTTCCCAAACTTCAGTTTTTGAAGTATCTCCAACAAAAACAAAGTATTCTATAGACCACGTTTCACGACCACGACCCCATCCAACGACCTCGCCCTCGATACGGTCGCCTTGAATATCTACACCCATAGTTAAAAAATAAACACCTTCTGGAATAGTTCCTATCTGATAATCTTCGCGGCGGTTGTACAGATTTTCAGAATCTGGTGCGTCGCCTTTGATTTTGAATGTTTCTCCCAAAACAGTATTTACAAATGTGCGATATTTATTCACATCGTTTTTTACTTTCAAATAATCACGAACAACTTCTTCCCATGAATAAAAACCAGCAGGCGAATATAATGAACTCAAATGATAGCTGTATTTTCTTGGATTGTTTGAAACTGCTGTCGGAATCCATTCCGCAAACCCACCGTGATTTTTTTCGGCAAGCATTGCGGTTTTGTGACGTTCTTCATGTAAAAAACCACAATTAGGACACGCCATGCGTGTTGTTTCCGGCTTTAGCTCATCATAAGTCAAGTATTCAAATTTCAGCGCAAACAAATCCAAACAGCCCTGACACTGCACATTGTAGTATCTTTGATCACCGTCCAAAAATTCAGCCCAAATAACTGATTCGCCTTCATTAGTTGGTGTGCTGGCTAAAATAGTTTTCGGTTTTGAAACGTTCTTGCTCTGGCCCGTGCTAAATCTACAGGAGAACCTTCTTGTCCTGCCGACAATGGATAACGGTCAACTTCATCGAGCATTATTTTTGCAGCCGGTGTACTCGAAAGTCCCACGGGACTATTTGCCCCAATCATTAAAAGAACACCACCCGGAAAGCTTTTTGATGTTATTGTGTTTTCGGCATCTTTTGAACCGACAGCTTTAATTTTTGAACTTAATGAAGGTGCAGCGTCAATCATTGGCTTAATTCTGGTCCTTGAATTTTTTTTTATAGCTTCATCGGTTGGCATTACCAGCAAAATAATTGAAGGGTTCATATCAATTGAATATCCAACGAAATTATTCATAGTTTCGGTCGCTCCAACTTGAGCTCCTTTTGCAAAAACAATTTCCTGAGCATGCGAAGTTTTTCCAAGGTGGTCCTGAATTTCTCTAAGAAACGGAGTTCGCTCTACTCTATAACGTCCAGGTTCAGCAGATGAAACTGAAGTTAAAAATCTGTTTTTATTTGCCCATTCTGAAACGGTAAGGTTTGGAATCGGACGTAATCCGTTAGCAAACGGTTTTCGAATTAAATTTTCTTCTTCTATCATTTTAGATCGCGTGTATTTATATCGGCCAATAATTCCAAAGTGCTGTGAATTTCATCTACTAAAATTTTTCTGGCTTCATGTCGTTTTTCTGCAACTGCTAAAATCCTATCAATAATTCGATCCGGAACGCTTTCGAATGCATTTCTAATTTCTTGACCATATCCAAATAAAACTGAATTTACTTTATCGATTGGTACCAACTGACCTTGTTTTTCTTTGTAGGTAATCTGTAAAATTTTCGCCTTCAAAACAGCGGTTACGCGTTCAGCTTCTGGTTTGTCAATATATCCGTCAAAATCAGCAGAAACCGTTTCGTCTGTTAAATCATCGGCTTCAGCAGTTGGAAGTTTCTCATGCATGATTTCCTCAACAACTTCCTCAATTGTTTCGGCTTCTTTTTTTTGTTTTTTAGGAACCGTAGTTTTTACCAACGGTATTTTTTTTTCGATGGCAGCCGCATTTTTCAATACACGCATCGGCTTATCGAAAACTTCTTTTATATTTTCTGGACTCAAAAATTCCTGAAGTATAGGTTTACCCCATTCATTGGAGGCAATCGAAGGGATGAATTTACCGTCAGTGGTCAATCCTTTTAAAATTGAACCACGGTTTTTTGCTTTACGAACAGCTCCTTCGGATTGACCTGTAAGTCTTGCGAGTTCACGTCCTGAAAC